TGATGAGTAAAGGAGCAGTTGCAAAATATGGTGTAGATACGATGAGATCTATGAATGCTGCTGGAGGTGGAACTGGTATTCCAAATCTTATGTCAAATGGTGCATTTGGATATTCAAGTGGTGGTGGTCCTGGCATAGAACCATCTGAAGAACCTGGTGGTAGAAACAAAGAGGGAACAGAAAAACCTTCTGGTGGTGAAAATTTCCTAACCTCATTCTTAGGTGGCATGGGTGGCATGTTTGGACAAAAGGGTAAAAAGGAAAAACCATCATCCGAAGAAACTCCATCAGGTAGTAGTCTGACAGAAACTCAACAGAAAGCACTTCAGGTTCTTGCCAAGTATGAATCTGGAGCAGCAGGATATGATGCAGTAAATCAAATTGGAACTGCTGGTGGTAGAGGAGTTAAAGGATTCTCGGGTGACATTAAGAAGATGCCACAACATGAGGGTAGATCACTGACAGATTTTACCATAGCAGAAATTAAAAAACTGCAATACGATGACAAAACAATGTCTGATGATCAATGGACAGAAGCTGGTAAACTTCATGCTGTTGGTGCATATCAATTCATTGGCAACACTCTTCCTGGAGTTGCACAGAGAGCAGGTATACCAGACAATGCTAAATTTACTCCTGGTGTTCAAGATCTCATGGCACTTCAGTTGATGAAGGAACGTGGAATTTCTCCTTGGGTTGGACCAAGTGATAAAGCAACTCCTTCCGAAAGAGCAATAGTAGAGAAAGCAAGATCTGAACCTATAGCATATGATCCATCAATGTCTACTGGTGGTGCAATCACTGCTTCTGCATCAGGAACTGCTCTGAGTAGTACAAGTTCAAGTAGTGGAGCGTCAAGATCTGTTTCAAGTGGTTCTTCTTCAGGGGGTTTAAGTGGTTCGGGTGGTAGTGGTCCTAAATTCGATTATAAAAAAATAAGACAAGAACTTGGAATAAAGAGTGCATCTGTTTCTAAACCATCAAGACCATCATCAACCGCAGCATATACACAGATGCAACAGGGACAACAACAGAGTCCTCAGAAGACTGAGAAATCTCAGTCACCAGGTATTCCCTCATTTGATGCTGCTGCAATGTCTTCCTCTAAGAAGATAAAAACTTTAGGGATAACGGTGTAATTCATGGCAATTGCTGCTCAGAAGTTACTTCCACAAAAGACTGGCGGGGCAATGGTCCCGATAAACAAAAGTGCTATCACAAAAATTACTCCAATAGGAGTAAAAAAACCTCCAGCTGCTGATCCTGCTGAGGGAGAAGAGAAAGACACTCTTGTAGTAATAAAAGAGAGATGTATTGAAATAGATACTCTTCTAAAAGGATCTCTTGCACTTGATAAAATCAGAGCAGATCAATCACGAAAGAAAACAGAAAAACAAACACGTTCCAAAAAAGAAACTGAATTAGAAAAAAGTGACGACAAAGATGAAAAGAAAGGAAAAGGTCTTAAACTTCCTAAGATAAGTTTCTTTGATCGTATCAAGAATTTTATTAAGAATGTTATTCTTGGTTTTATTGTAGTCAGGTTATTAAAGTTTGCTCCACAAATAGCAAAAGTTGTATCTTTCTTGAAACCTGTTGCTAAATTTATCTTTGGTATTGGTGAAAAACTATTAGAGGGATTTGTTAATCTTGTTGACTTTGGATATAAGATTTACGACTCTGGTAGAAAGTTTATTGGTGATAAGTTAGGTGAAGATGCATTAGCAAATTTTGACAAACTGTCTGGTGCAATCAATACAATGCTGAACTTGGCATTGATTGCTGCCATGGCAACTATGGGTGGTCGTCAACGTGGACCAAGAAGAAGACCCAGAACCAAACCAAAGAGAATTAGATCTACAGGTTTCAATCGAATTGGTCAAGGAAATATAGTAGACAAAGAAAGAATTAAAAAGTTAAAAAAACAAGGAAAAATTAAATTTGGTGATAATTATGTTAAAGACATGGCCTTTCAACGTAAGAAGGCACAAGACGATATTGTTAAGAGATACTCTAAAAGATTTGGTGAAAAGGCTGCTGTTGAGAGATTTAGTCCTGATGAATTAAAATCCGCAGGAATAAAACCAAAACCAAAAGGGTTCTTTGGTAGAATTGGGCAGGGATTTTCTGATCTTGGTACAGCAACTAAAGACCTTGCAACCAAAGGCGTTAAAGCACTTGGTGGCGGATTAAACTTTTTATCTGGTGGTAATCTTGGTAAGTTTGGAAACTTTCTACAAGATCAATATAAGAATGCATCTAAATTTGCACGAGGACAATACGATAAGGTTGCTCAAGTTGCTTCAAACTTAAAAAATAAAGCCTATCAAGGCATCGATAATTTTAAAAAGGGAGCTGCTAATATTGCAGATAATGTAAAAAAAGCAGCAATCCAAAAAGTTATAGAACCTTTAAAACCAATTTTTGAACCAATATTAAATCAGGTAAAAAAAGTTGGTGAAAATATTATGGGTGTCTTAAGAAAGATACCTGGATTTGAACTCGTAGACAAGGTTCTAAGGAAGAATGGTATAAAAGGTATTGGTGATGCGAAAGGACTTCTCAAGAAAGTAGGTGGAAAAGCAATACCAATTGTTGGTGGTATCGTTAACCTCTTATTTGCATATGATAGATTAGCTCAGGGAGATTTGATTGGAGGATTACTTGAGGGTGCATCTGGTGTTCTTGATTTATCTGGTGCATTTGGATTCGTTCCTGGCCCTGGTATTTCTATGGGTATTGATGCATATATGTTTGCCCGTGATTTTATTCCTCAAATTCAGGAGACTGAAGGAAAAGTTGTAAATGGATTAGGTCTTGGTGGATTAAAAGGTCAATTAGAAACCGTAGCTAAAAAACTTCCAGATCTTTCTACCATTGCAAAAATGTTTACTGGTGGTGATCCAAAAAAACCAATGATTGGTGATAAGGGAGATACTTCAGGAACTGATAAACCGAACCTTGGTTCTACTCCTACTACATCATCAGGAAATAGTGATGTTAAAGTTGGAGGTAGTAATGTTGTCGCCATTGGTAAAGACTTGACTAATAAAGGATTTACTGTTGCAGAACATCCAGATTTTACTAAGGATACATCTGGTGGTGCATATACTCCTGGTGAGGGATCAGTATCTAATGTTCATAAAGGTCGTGGCCACTATGAATCCAGAGCAATTGATGTCACTAATTTTAAGGGAGGAGACCCAGGGTATAAACAATCATATCTTCCTGTATTGAATTCACTTGAGAATAATTCTGCAATCAAAATGCTAATTCATGATACATGGGGATTCTACAAAGATGGTGGTAAGTCTGGTCCTGGATCATATGGACACCCTGAACATATGCACATTGAAGTAAAGGATAAAGGTGGATTCATTGGTAAGGGACTGTTTAAAAATATGGGTGGTATTGAATTTGTTCTTGATCATGACACCACAAAGGCACTTGAGAAGAAACTTCCTGGATTCTTGGATGCTATAAACAAAGCAGATGGAAAATCAGTGATGGATGTTCTTGGAAAATATGCATCATATGATATGCCAGAAGTGATTCCAGTTCCTATCCCACAACCAATTCAAAATGCTGCTTCTGATGCGTATGGGAAGGCAAAGTCAGCAGTGACTAATGTTATCGTAAAGAGTAAAGAAGCATTCAGTGACATTCTTTACATGCGTTAAATAGAAATAAGAGGTAATACACATGGCAGATACTAAAGTAACAGGTGCTCAGTCTACTCCTGCTTTTATTGAGAGATTGGATGTCTTCTCAAATAAAGATCAGGGTAAGACTGTATCTATTGTAAATGGTGCAGTACAACTGATGTACTATGAGAGTCTTCTACAGGACTCTGTGATGGCAACTGTTACTTTCTCCGACTCAGGAAATTCAATTGATGAGAAGAGTGCCTTAGAAGGTCTTCCTATCGTAGGAACTGAGAAGGTAATCTTCAAAATTAAAGACAATAATGAAGAGCAAATAGAATTTACTTTCTATGTTAATAAAGTAACTCCTGTAGCAGACCAGGCAACAAAGGGAATGGTCAATCTTCACTTGGTTTCAAAAGAATACATTCTCAACGATGAGGTTAGAATCAATAAAAGATTTGATGGTAAGGTATCAGAAACAGTCAAAGAAATATTGACCAACTTCTTAGAAACTGAAAAGGATATTGCTGATATTGAGGATGCCACAGAGTTGAATGAGATTCCTGGTCAATGGAAACCATACTACACATTAAACTGGTTATCCAAAAAGTCTGCTCCTTCTGCTGCGACTCCTGGTAAAACTGCAGGATTTTTCTTCTACGAAACATCAAAAGGATATCATTTCAAATCAATTGATACTCTACTGAGTCAGGAGAAGAAGAAGTCGATTATCTATAATGAAACTCCTGACTCAAGAGGTGCTAACATCCCAGAGGGATATGATATGAAAGCATTGACATTCTCTAAGGACAATCGCATCAATGTTCAAGAAAAGATGCAGGCAGGATTTCAATCAACACGAATCGTTTTGTTTGATCCATACACCTGTAAGTATGAAGTCTTGAATCCAAAGGCTACAGGAGATGATGGAGTCGAGGATTCTCTAAAGAAAGGAGGAAAGGAACTACCAGTTCTGAACCCAGAGTTTAACCGTGAGGGGAAGAACAAACAGTTCTCAAGGACAACTTATATTGTAAAAGACACTGGAACACTACCATCAGGATCAAGTCAGCAGCAGATTGAAAAGTCAAAGGATCCAAACTTTAGACCAGAACTGATTACCAATCAGGCAATCATGCGCTATAATCAACTGTATGCTTCTGAGATTGAGATCACTATTCCTGGTGATTTTTCTCTACATGCGGGTGATGCAATCTATTTTGATGCGCCATCAGCACAGAAGGATACAAAGAATGACGATATTGACCGCCAAATTGGTGGACTATATATTATATCGGCATTGTGCCATTTGGTTAATACCAAAGGAACTTATACCAAACTAAATCTGGTAAGAGATTCCTTCGGTAGAACTGGAAAGGCAAGAGAGGGTACAAACGAATCTGGTAAACCAGCAACTCCAACACAAACACCTGGAGTACAAACCACCTATCAAAGAACAGTATCACGATTAGCAACTGATACGACAAATACTTTCTAATAGCACTATGGAAAAAAACATCGAGACTCACATTGAAAAGGATAAAAAAATTCTTGAGGACCCAACTATTTCTCCACAGCAACGTCGCCATATTGAGGGTGAGTTGCATGAATTAGAAGATTATGCAGAGCATCATAAAAAAGAAATCGAAGCAGGAGATCACCACGATCCCAGTTATCTTGAACTATTCTGTGATCAAAATCCCTCTGAACCAGAATGTCTGGTATATGACGACTAATGGCAGAAGGAGCAGCACTATTTGATCCTGGTTTTTTAGGAACACAATTTATTTGGTGGCTCGGTCAAGTTGTCGATGACTCCGAATGGAGAGACAATATCCTGCCTGGAAAATTTGAGGATGCAAATAGTATTCCTGGATGGGGTAGAAGATATAAAGTTCGTATCATGGGCATCCATGATAAAGAAGAGGAGTCTATTCCTTCAGATCAGTTGCCTTGGGCGAGTGTCATGTATCCCATCACTGCTGGTGGTGGACAAACAGGGGCAAGTCAGACCCCCATGATCCGTCAAGGTAACTTTGTCTTTGGATTCTTCATGGACGGGCAAGACCAACAGGTCCCCGTCATCATGGGAATCATGGGGCATAATGCTCAGACTCCGATGTCAACTAAGATTGGCAAGACGGAATCTAACTTTGGTCCTACCAGTGGATATGCTGAAGGTAAAAATCCTCCAAAGGGTAATGCAAAACCAATTGCTCCTGATGATGGATTGGTTACTAAAAAACCAACCGATCCAAAGTTAGCTGCTGCACTTGCTCCTGCACCACCAGGAGTTCAACTTAATAAATTTGGGTTAAGACCAGATCAACCTCTTAGTGCAATCCCTGGTGGATTACAGGTTGCAAATGATGCCAGAGAGGCAGCAAGGAACGAAGGTAAGTCGTTTCAAGAAGTAGAAGATGCTGCTATGAAAGCAGTTGCAGACCATACTGCAAAATTAAGGAGACAGCAAGAATCTCCATCTACACCAAGCACTGGTAATCCAACAAAAGAGAATCCCGATGCAGTGCATCAACTCTCTGCAGCAGATACAAAGAGAGAAGCAAAGATAAAAGAATGTATCGTTATACTGAAACCAGACCCCGATCAGTTCGTTCAATCAGCAGTGTCTGCGATTCAAACAACTATCAAAACACTGACAGAAAGACTTAACTCATATCTCAGTGCTATATCAAGTTATATTGACGCGGTATCAAGTGCGATTGAGGATGTACAAAAATTAATTAGTGATGCTGCTTGTCAGATTGCTAAGTATATGAAGGTTTTGTTTGATAAGGTGATGGAGTATGTCCTCAAGATTCTGAACAAGACATTAGCAAAAGCAGTTGCAGCACTACCAACTCATATGAGATCAATGTTTGGTGATATGAAAGAAAAAATTACCGAACTGATTCTTTGTTTGTATGGTAAACTAACTGGAAATCTTTGTGGATTAATTCAAGGTATTCTTGATGATGCCTTAGATATGGGTAATGCAGAAAGAAAAGCAAGAGAGAATGTAGATAACCCACAAAATGATCAAGTGAAGAGACAACCTCAAGTTGGAACTTGTTATGCTGAGGATTTAATTGGTCAGGCACTATATGCAAGTAAAAATGAAATTGAGAGTGCAAATAATAACTTACTCGATAACATTAATTCTTTCTTAGAAGATATTCAAGATGAATTAGCAGGGGTAAGTGGTGCTCTCTCTGATATTACAAACCTTCTTGGTGGTATCAGTGGTAGTATGACCTCTGCTCTCAGTTTCAGTAACATATCCCTGAACGTATTTGGTTGCGAATTGACTCCAAACTTAGCAGTGTCTGACAAGTATTGCATGGCTAATGGTGGATCAGCACAACCAGATTCATCTCTACCAAGTGCTAAGTCCATTGAGAATGCGACAAATAGGGAGAATGATACTCCAAGAGAAACACCAGGAGAGACTCCATTCGCATCACCACCAACATCTCAACCTGATATTGATCTTGATTGATACTCCAATAACACAAGAAGAAAGAGATGCCGTGGCACAAGTCAATATTATTGACGCACAAGGAAATACCATCGGAACCATCTCATAAATACACAATATGAAGGCAAAGTATAACCGATAATGTCCTTTAATATCTTCGGACCTGCATCTAAATCTGACATCAGGGTTGGTTATATTGACCCTGAGAGAGGTTTTGTCGGCAATCTTTCAGTATATGAGGCAAATAAGTACGCAAAATTAAATCCAGGAACTACTTTTATCTTTAGGAGAAGAGATAAAATTCGGTTCATGAATATTAATGGAGTCAATGCATTAACTCCAAAAGACTTACTACCATCTAATTCTGCATCGGGAAGTGATGGATGTGATGGCATAACAGGTCTTGACATTTATGAGGATGGATTTGGTGGCACTGGAACTGATGGCACTGGAGGTGGTACTGATGGTGGATTTGGTGGCACTGGAACTGATGGCACTGGAGGTGGTACTGATGGTGGATTTAGTGCTATTAAACCAGAAGTTTTAAAAGAGATTCCTCCCAAAGTAAGGTTCTCTGGTGGTGGAGGCATAGGTGCTAAGGGAAATCCTATCATCGGTAATGATGGATCACTCCTTGCGGTTGATTTGATTGATGGTGGTTGGGGATACCAGTATGCTCCCATCACAGAAGTGTTTGATGAATATGGTATTGGATCTGGAGCTGTAGTTCGCTCCATTATGATCGGGGATCCTGGGTATCCTGATTGTAAGTTTCTTACTACGGTAGAAACTTTTGAGAACGAAGAGGATTTTGAGGAGTATGATCTTAGTGGAGCACCCACAACAGGATCTTTTGGTAGAAGATATGATAAGGATGGAAAGGACATTGGAATATGGGATCCTACAGTCTATGCAAATCTTGATAACGATCCAGCAAGAATAGAGATTCAAAGGTATCAGGACTTTCTTCTCTCTTTGAGAAGAGGTCAGAAAATTAATATCGATCAGAATGTAGTCCGTAATTGGTGGACTACAAGACAAGAGAGACCTATTCAGGTAACTGCAAGAAATAAGAAATCAAGGGTTGTTCATAAAGTTAGACATCCTGGATGGAACAATAGCGATGAAAATAATAAACCAAGAGAGGATACTGATTATATTGATGTCGTATTTAATATCTATAGTGCAGGTGCCAACAAAAGAAACCTGAGATTTATCTTTGCATCTGAGGATGGGACTGAAAAATTTGTCATCAAAGCAGATGACTTTAAAGACAAAAAAGTCCATGAAGTAACCAAGAGAATAAAGAAGAACGTAAACTACAATGTTTCTTCAAGTGGTGATAAAAAAGATACTGGAAAGGAAGGTAAGGGAGTAGAGCAAGGTTTAGCTGGTTTCCTTGGAAAAAATCCAAAAGAAAAAAATAATGGAAAGAAAGGAAAAGTTATCTTTGCCGACTTTAGAAATACGGTAAATGACAATGATGATTTGCAGATTGAATGTGTACAAGGTATATTCACTGCATCAAATAAAGATAAAAGTGAAGGGAGATCTACCTTTACTTTAACTTACAAGTTTGAAGACAGCAGGGCATATAGATCCTTGCAAGATAATGTAGAGAAAAGTTTCATGAACCGCAATGCGGTTTCTCCAGTTCCCCCATCAAATGCTTCTGGTAGTGACTTTGCTGGGATTGAACATACTATGGAATGGGAAGAAGATTTCCCATATGATGGAGAATATACCTTCAAATATCTTGCGGATAACGTTGCCGATTTTTATCTTGATAATGAATTAATTGGTAGAGCAAAAAGATTCAAAGGATCTCCTGAAAAGATAAAGCGATTTGTGCAGTCTGGTGTTCATAGGATCAGAATTGATCTTGAGAATATTCCAATCTATACCAATATAGTAAAACAAAGAGAAGAGAAGAATAGAATCCCTGTTGAGTTTGAAGTTTATGGGCAAGGAAGTGAGAGGCATAGGCAAATAAAATTTGCATTTACTTCTGAGGATGGATCGCATTCTTTTGTTCTTGACAATGTTCAAAAGAGTGATAGTTCTTATAAAAAAGAAATCAATATCCTTAGAAATACAAATTATAAGGTTGTTGCAATTGCTGATGCTGCTCCAGAAAAAGTATCTGATAAGAAAGAATATAAGATTGAATTTGAAGGACTCAATCAGGCCAATAACCCAGTTTTTGTCTCTCCTGGAGGAAAATTCATTAGATTAAAAGATGGTGACGGTGATGATCATAATGCCACTTTTAAAATTGACTCCACTTCTCCTGGAATAAAAGCAAAGTTCTCTGATGATGCATCAAAGTTAATTGTCACTGGACAATCAAAAGGTGATGTTACTCTAAAATTAGAATGGGACGATAATCCACGCACAGCTGGTGTTGCCGTAAAGTCAATTAAGATAGGTGACACTAAGTGGATTCAGAGTGGTGGAAAAGGTAATGTTTCAAGAAAAATAAACATTAATAAAATATCAAATACCAAATCAAACTCTGGAGTCGTAGAGCAAGGAACAGTACAAAAATTCAAGCAACGCACCAAAGAGAAAGGAAATAAACCAAGTAAAATTGCTTTCGCAGATTATGTTGGATCATTAAATGACAATGATGATATGCAGGTAAAAGTGAGTAGAGGTACTTTTACTGCATTAAATAAAACTCCTATAAAAGGAACTGGTCCACAAGGCACACAAACAAGAGGAACATTTAATCTGACCTTTAGAGTTGATGCAAAACCAGAACTGAAAGGATCAGTCCCTGCATCAGAAAGAGGTTTTGAAACTCAAGAAATTTTCAGCACGAAAGAGTTTATTGATAAGGCAGACAGAAAACTGTGGAGAATCAATCCAAATGCAGGTAGAGATGCAGACTTCTTAAATAAGTTTGGTATTCTTCCATTTAATCCTCAGTCAAATAAATCTTCAACAAATGATTTTGCTGGAACTCATGTTATTAGATGGGAATATGTAGATTTTCCTGTCAGTGGTAACTACAATATTGAAACCATGGTAGATGATGATGTCACTCTTTTCATTGGCAATCGTTCTGGTGGTGGTAGAATGGGGATTGGAAATGGTCTTGGGGACATTGAGACTGGTGGTGATGAAGTTATTATCAGAAAGAAAGGATTCAGTGGTCCAGGAAGAAGCACTGGTAAAAGTTTTGAAACAAAATACTTCGATGCCGGTAAGTATAGAATCAGAGCAGAACTAAAACAAGTCAGAGGAAAACCCCTCAGTAGTGGTAATCCAATGGCTCTTGCTGTCAGGATTAGAGCAACTTTTAAAGAGAAGAAAGTTGTTTCTGCCAGATCTTGGAATCAAAATCCAATGGGTGCTGCACTGGTAATTGATGCACCGTTACCTCCTATTCCTCAAGAACCAAAACCGGTATCAGAAGGTAGATGTCCTAACAATCCAATTTGGACTACAAGATTTCCAGGATCTAAGGATAGATGGTTCCCAGTAACTCTTGATGAAAGATGGAGTGCTTTCATGAATCGTTATGCACTCTCACCTATTCCTCCACTATCAACTCCAGGATCTGATAACTCTGGTGGTCAACCTTATAGAACTTCTTGGGTCATTGAAGCACCCTATGCAGGATTCTATGGTTTGAAAGGAACTGTTGATAATGGTGGTAGAATCTTGGTGGATGGCAATGAAATCATGTCTGGTGGTTCAAATTATCCAAACAGAGGTCTTGATGGATTTAGATCAAAGTTTCCTCAGACTATCAAGTTTCCTCTTGCCGAAGGGAAGCACACTATTGAAGTTGAAGTTAGTAATCAAATAACTGATACATTTGAAAAAGTAAACAAAAAGGTCTTTGACACAAGAGATTGGGCGGCACCTGCAAAAACAAAGGAGAAAGAGGGAAACTCACCAGTTACCTACATTGGACTGAATCGACAAAGTAATGATGATACTTATCCTATAAGAGCTGAAGGTGCCAGTGAAACTGCAGGAAGAAGAGTTAAAGATAATGGAAGAGAGATTCAGTTTGATGATAATGCCGTTAATGGATTTGATGAGAATGCTTCGTTAAAAATTCAATCAACTTCACCAGGAGTAACTGCAAAATTTAGTGGTGATGGTGGAGAAATGATTGTCAAAGGAAGTGGAGATGTTACCTTGAAATTTAGTTGGGATGATAATCCAGGAACTTCTGGACTTGCTGTTGGAACGTTGAAAGTTGGTAGCGGTGAGAAAGTCAGTTTCACTGCTGTACAGAAAGGAACGAAAGGTAGTGTGACTAAAACCATCAAAGTAGGTGGCGGTAAAACAGGGACAGAAAGTAATAAACTCCAAGTAACTAATAATGGTAAGAGAATTAAAATGAGAGATGGTGATGGCGATGATACTAATGCCTCTTTCACGATTGTTGCTGGGGATGCAACTTTCACTAACAATGGCAGAACTATTAGTGGAAAAGGTGAGTGTACAATTGAATTGGAATGGGATGATAATCCAAATACAGCTGGAGTTGCTGTTGAGCAAATTAAAATTGAAGGTGTGACGTGGAAACAATCTGGAAAGAGAGGCAAGTCTAAAAAGACTGTCAAAATTGGATCCTCAAAATCAACTGGTCTTGAATCTGGATCTGTAAAGAATGGTGTATCATATTCTGGTCCTCCGATCTCAAGTTACTCTAAGGGATTTATATCTCCCACTATTCAGGATGTTAACCTAAGACCCAATGAAGAGATTCAGGGTAAGCAATGGGTGATGCGTTGGGATAATGTTGACTTCCCTATTAGTGGTCAATACAAAATCAGAACACAAGTTGATGATGAAGTTGATGTCTTGATTGATGGTGTGAAAGTTCAAACCGCAAAAATTAGACCAAGAGAAAGAAGAAGTGATCCAGTTCGTTATCAAACTTTTAATGCTACAACAGGAAAGAAATCGGTTGAACTTAGATTAAGAAATATTCGTATTCCTAATACGGGATTTCAACAAAATCCAGTTGCAGTTCAAACGGATATCATAGTTCCTATAGATGTATCGACAGGTCTTAGTAGAGCTTGGATACAAAATCCTGTCGGCATATCTGCTATTCTCATCCCACCACCCTGTCCCAAAAAAGTGGTAGGAAAAGGTAAAATCTGTAGAATAGTTGTTGATGATCCTGGAAATGGACTCCCTAAACCACCTACTGGTGGAACTGGTGATGGTGAGTATCCAGTGACACTTGAACTGGAAGGAATCGAAGTTATCAATCCAGGAATTAATCATAATTGTGGTGTTGATCAGGTTGTGATAGAACCAAGTAATGGTGCTCAACTGTCTTATGAATGTGATACTTTTGGTAGAATTATCAAAGTAAATGTTGATTCTCCAACTGGATCAGGCGTTCCACCAAGAGGGTTTACGACAACTCCAGACATTAGAGTGATTACGGATACTGGAACAAACTTCCAAGCAGTTCCAAGATTACGTGTGGTCAGAGATCCTGTTGGTCCTGATGTTGAACCAGAACAAATTCTTCAGGTCACTGATCTGGTTGGACTCAAGCAAACTGGATATGTCGATGGCCGTGCATACTACGGTTCCGTCTTCTTCAAAGATAATGTTCGTTATGCGGGTATCTACGAGACCCCTGGACAACTCATACAGGTTTATGATACACTACAGGAGAGTATTGACGCTGAGATTACTACACCTCCATCTGCTATCCAGAGATCTGGTACAGATATTCGTAGTAACAACCCAAGACTTAATATTCCTGGGACACCAGATAGTCTAACTTAAATAAGATAAAAAATGCCAGCACCATCCTCAAAGAATAAAGTAAACGATAGACTAAATCGTAATGTTGATGCCAACAATGATGGTGTCATAACAGAACAGGAGGC